ACGGAGTTCCCTCGGGACAATTTTACGGGTGGAAAAGCGTTTGCTGCTCAGGATCTTGCGGAGAAGATACGTGCCCGGGAAGACCTTGGGGATTGCAATGACTGAAGAAACGCTAAAACTGGCCGGGCGTGCTGTGAACCTAGATGTTTGGTTCAATCATGAAGTGGGCTCGTACGGCTACGGTTCGCCGACATCGTTCACGAAATGGGACCCGCTACGTGACGACAGAGATGCATTCAGGCTCATGGTCGCACTGAAATTCAGTGTTCGACACAACTGGAATCTGAATGCGGTTGACGTGTCCGGGAATGTCTATCACCAGCCAGATCGTGATGAGCGGATGGCGGAGTTTTACGGGCCAGAGAGTGGCCAAGATCCGTACACCGCAACTCGAACCGCAATCGTAAACGCGGCCGCAACGATAGGGAGATATTTATGAATGACTTAGAACAGCTTGCGCGTGAGTGGGATGAGGCGAAAGCTTTCGAAGCTCAGGCAATAGCGCGACGCCGAGAGATTGAGGATCAACTCACAAAGGCTTTGGCGATCCCGAAGGACCTTGAAGGCACTAAAAATGAGGATGTTGGCCAGTACAAAATAAAGATCGTTGGTCGGCTTGATCGAAAGGTCAATGCTGATAAACTTCAGGAACTCGCCCAGGAATCCGGATTGTCCGAACACCTGAGCAGTCTGTTCAGATGGAAGCCAGAGATCAACATGACAGCTTGGAAGGCTGCTCATGAGTCGATCACTACGCCTCTGCTGGACGCTATCACAACAACGGCTGGAAGGCCGTCATATGCCATAACTCGAAAGGACTGAACCATGGCTTTCTTATCACAATCATTCGACATCAACGAATTGCCCGAGGCAACTAACAATTACGGGCCTCTGCCCGCCGGTTGGTATGCCGTGACTATTTCAAAAGCCGATGTGAAGCCCACAAAAGCGGGTACTGGAGAGTACATCAATCTGATGTACACGGTCACAGGACCCACTCACCAGGGTCGCACCGTCTGGGGCATCATTAATATTCGAAACCCGAACCTAAAAGCTGAGGAGATTGGCCGTCAGCAACTTGGCGAGATTATGCGGGCAACTGGACTGTCTAAAGTCACGAACACCGATCAGCTAATCGGCAAAGATCTGGTGATTAAGGTCGCAGTTAAAGAGGACGACCGAGGCGGTGAGCGCAACGAAGTGAAGGGCTTCAAGGCCGTTCAAGGGGGTTCAATTCCATCTATTCCTACCTCAGCACCCGAGGCGCCATCGGCATTTAAGGCAGCCCCTCCATGGGGGGCTAAGAAGTAAGCAAAAAAAAGCCCCCTGCAAGGGGGGCTTAGCAACTCAAAAGGAGAGGAGACGGTTAATTATGGCGCAAATTATAGTCAAAGACAAAATCGTTGAAGCAATAGACGCTGCGCACGAGGCAGCGCAAGAACGACCCAGGCCGCACATGGGAGCCTCGATGCTGGGTCACCCGTGTGATCGGTGGCTGTGGTTGTCGTTCCGCTGGGCGGTGATTGAGAAGTTTGAGGGGCGGATTCTGCGCCTGTTCCGCCGTGGCCAGATGGAGGAGGCAACGATCATCAGCGATCTAGAGGCTATCGGGATCGTATTCAAAAAGATGGACGGACAGGCCAGGGTGGATTTTGGCTCTCATGTGTCTGGCTCATTAGACGGGATTATTGAATCTGGAGTTCCAGATGCTCCGAAGGCGAGACATGTGGCGGAGTTTAAGACCCATGCACTGAAGAGTTTTGAGGATCTTTTGTCCCAAGGTGTTCAGAAGTCTAAGCCGATGCATTGGGCGCAAATGCAGGTCTACATGCATGGCCTAGGGATACACCGAGCGTTGTATGTGGCCATTTGTAAAAACGATGACAGAATTTACACAGAGCGGCTACACTACGATCATAACGCAGCCGAAAAGCTGGTTGACAGAGGCAGACGAATTGCGCAAGCAGACAGGATGCCAGAGCCTTTGAGCAGTGACCCAACTTGGTACGAATGCAAGTTTTGTGCAGCACATGAGTTCTGCCACAAAACGAAGCTGACGAAGGAAGTCAATTGCCGTACATGCGCACATTCAACAGCAACGGCATCAGGTGCGTGGGAGTGTGCGAAATGGGGCAATGACATACCCGAGGACTGGCAGCACCAAGGCTGCTCCTCTCACGTACTGCACCCTGATCTAGTGCCGTGGAAGATGAAGGGCAGTGATGAGAACGGGTGGAGAGCGGTTTATCTAGTGAATGGGCGCGAGGTGGTGAATGGTGAACCTGGGCCCGGGGTGACTAGCAGTAAGCAAATAGTAAAGGGGGTTATATGACAACACTTAAAGAAGCAGTGGCGCAAGCTCTTGATGCGCTTACAAAGATACATCCAGCAAATATGAGCTGGGAGACTGGGGATGCGTGGATGAATGCTGTGCAGATTTTGCGTGAGGCATTGGCGCAGCCTGAAACGGGGCCGCTAACGGATGAGGACGTGGTTGACGCAGTAGATCCGGTTGAATATCACGGCTGGGTGCTGCGTGAAGTGCTGTTTGATCAAGGCGAACCAGTAGGACATCGTGCCCCACCCCAGCCGGTGGCGCAGCCTGAACGGGAGCCACTGACGGATGAGGAGATTACAAAACTGACGGCGGATACATGGGGCAGCGCTAGCATTGCTCCGCAATCAGCGCCAGCATTCGCCCGAGCAATTGAGCGAGCACACGGGATAGGGGGTGAGGAATGACTGACCGAGAACTAATGCAGCAGGTTTACCAATACCTGACCGGCGAATCAGTTAGAAATAAAACAACGGATAAACACATTGCTGAACTTATAAGCGAGGGGCTGGCGCAGCCAGAGCAGGAGCCGGTGGCCTGGATGGATCGAGAAGGCGACATTTATCGTATTCCTGAAATAAAAGGCTGGGCCCCACCGCACACTTTTCTTTACACCGCACAAATCGGAGAACCAAAATGAAGGAAACCACTTTTAAGATTTCACGTCAGGGCGACGTGCGTTTTTCGCACTGCCAGGGCTACATGCTGTTGGGTGACGGTAATGCTGTTTGCTTTTTTATCGACCCAACTGAACGCGCCCAAGCAGTGTATTCGACTACCAGCGGCAGCGGAGGCTGCCCGGTACTCGGCCTGGAAACGGACGAAGGAGGCGAGGTCACAGAGATCGAATTCGCAGAGTTCCCCGGCTGGGGTGTACACGCAGTGAATGGCGGCAAAAGCATTGCCGTTAGCCTAACGCGGCGCGTAGGTCTGGATGAGGGCGAGCAATGACAACACTAAGAGAAGCCGCCCAGCGGGCGATGAAGTCTTTGGAAGACGCGATCAAGGTGTGGACAGAAGAAATGGAGTTCCGCTCTTGTATTGATGCGTCCGATGAGTGGCTCGAAAGCGCAGACGCGCTGCGCGACGCGCTATTAGAGCCTGAACAGGAGCCGGTGGCCGATACCGAGTCAGACGTTCTCACTGCAACCTACATGCTGGGACTACATGCAGGAAAGAAATCTACCAATCGGCAGCCGCTGACTGATGAGGAAATTCACGATTGCTTTCAACAAAGCGGCACAACAAGAGTAGAAACCAGAAGGCTTATCGCCCGAGCAATTGAGCGAGCACACGGGATAGGGGGTGAGGAATGAACTTACTTGATTTTTTGAGCGGGGTTTTTTTTGGGCTTGGAATCGGCTTCAGGTTAGGTACATGGATTTACAGCGTGCACCATCGAGCGATCAAAAAAGCTAAGAGGTGAGAAATGAAAGAAGACTCAATAGACCAACTTGCCTGGGAATGCGGCTTCTTGGATGAGGACTTTGAGAAGCTTAGAAAGTTTGCCCGTCTGCTCAGGGCCAGGGCCTTCTTAGAAGGCTTTGATGCCGGGATGAATTACCAGCAAGTTTTGAACGACAAGGAGCCGGATAAATGAGAACAATGATTGCATTTGTACTGCTGTTTGCCACACAAGCCCAGGCCGAGTCCTGGGGCGGTAAAGACAAGTGGCAACACGCTGTCGTAGGTGCTACGACCGGAGCAGTGTTCACAAAGATCACGGACGATTGGCGCTATGGGTGCGCTGCCGCTGCTGCTGTTGGGCTCGCAAAAGAACTTTACGACAGACAGCACAAAGACCATCACACGCCATCGTTTAAAGACTTTGCCGTGACTGCTGCGGCAGGCTGCGGATCGAGCATTGTCGTTGCACCAAACTATATCGGCTTCAATATCAAATTCTGAGGATCACATGCCAAGACCTGCACCCCCATGCAACAAGGGCCGCAAAATCATCAAGGTGAATGCACTGATGATGGCCCAGCTAATGAAGCATTTGATGGAAGGCGATTACACGTGCCAGGAGCTGGCCGAGGAAACGGGCCTGCACTACGTGACCGTTCTTCATTACACCCGCGAGATGTACAGAGAGGGAGTGCTTCACATCTGTAAATGGGACAAGCGGCCAGAATCAAAAGATCCCATTAGGATTTACAAGCTTGGATCAAAGCCTGATGCCAAGAAAAAAATAATGACAGATGTGGAAAAGTCTCAACGGTACCGACAAAAGAAGAAACAACTAAAGTTGGTGCAAATGATGGCAGGAGACTCTACGCTGTTCACCCGGAAACCGAAAGCACAGCAGACACAACAAAAGGAAGCAGCATGAAGATTAAACTAGCACCCCCAAAAATGGATGCATTTGATGAGGATGACATCGCCGTTTTTACGATGGAACTAGTAGATGAGTCTGCCGCCAGCATTGAGATTAGGGCCTGGATCGATAGAGACAATTGGCCAGTGATTCAACAGGCTGTGGCGGATGCTTTGGAAATGATGTTTCCGGGGGATGCATGAATGAGCTGGCTCTTTTCGCGGGTGCTGGTGGAGGACTCCTTGCGTCAAAAGTTCTCGGGTGGAGAACTGTCTGCGCCGTTGAGTTGGATCCCTATTGCAGAAGCATACTTATTAGGAGACAAAACGAAAGATTACTTGATCCTTTCCCAATATGGGATGATGTTAGAACATTTGACGGTAAACCCTGGATTTCATCCATTGATATTGTCACTGGAGGGTTTCCTTGCCAAGCATTCAGCAATGCGGCAGCAGGCAAAAATAATGCCGATGATCTTTGGCCGGAAATGTTCCGAATCGTGGCAGATGTCTCTCCCAAATTTGTCTTTGCAGAAAACGTATCTAAAAATGCAATTGACAAAGCATGTAACGACCTTGAAACGTTGGGTTACAAAACCAAAGCAATATCCCTTAGCGCGTCAGACATGGGTGCAGACCACGTACGGGAGCGCCATTGGTTACTTGCACACCCCGACAACAAAAGCGAATTATTGCGCGAACTCGATGCAGAAGTGGCCGTCGGCCAGGAATTTCAAAATTGTGTTTGGAAAACCTTCTCCGGAAATCCACGAATGGCTGATGGGCTGGCCCATAGGATGGAGCGATTTAAAGCCACTGGAAACGGACAAGTTCCAGCGGTGGCTGCAACAGCATGGAGGTTGCTAAATGCTCCGTGACTACCAGCAGCGCGCGATCGACCATCTTTATCAATGGTTCCGCAACGGCCACGAGGGCAATCCTTGTCTTGTGCTTCCGACTGGCTCAGGTAAAAGCCACATCGTTGCGGCATTGTGCAAGGATGCTTTGCAGAACTGGCCTGAGACCAGGGTTTTGATGCTCACTCATGTGAAAGAGTTGATCGAGCAAAACGCGGAGAAAATGCGTCTCCATTGGCCGGGAGCGCCAATGGGTATTTATAGCGCCAGTATCGGCAGAAGGCAACTCGGGGAGCCTATCACTTTTGCAGGCATTCAGTCGGTGAGGGACAAAGCTCATCTGATTGGTCACGTTGATCTGGTCATCATTGATGAGTGCCACCTTGTCGGACACAAGGACGAAGGAGGTTATAGGCGGCTGTTGGCCGACCTGAAGGACATCAATTCCAATCTTCGGGTGGTGGGTCTTACTGCCACCCCATGGAGGCTTGGGCACGGGCTAATTACTGACGCGCCTGCGATCTTCTCCGATCTGATTGAGCCGGTAAGCATTGATGAACTGGTCAAACGCAAGTTTCTTGCTCCACTACGATCCAAGGTAACCGCTGAGCGCCTAGACGTATCAGGCGTTCGCAAGCGTGGCGGGGAGTACATTGAGGCCGAGCTGCAAGCCGCCGTGGACAACGAGGCGCAAAACCGAGCGATTGTGCAAGAAGTCATTGCTCGAGCTGGAGACCGTAAAGCGTGGTTGTTCTTCTGTGCTGGTGTCCGTCATGCTGAGAACGTGCGAGACGTGCTGCAAAGCTTTGGGATCGTTGCGGAGTGCGTAACAGGGGATACGCCGAAAGCGGAGCGTGAACGCATTTTGACGCTCTACAAAGCCGGGCAAATCAGGGCGCTGACTAACGCAAATGTGCTAACGACGGGGTTTGATTACCCTGATATTGATCTGGTTGCAATGCTGCGACCGACGATGTCACCTAGCCTGTATGTGCAGATGGCAGGCCGAGGAATGCGCCCAAAGAGTCACACCGACCATTGCCTAGTGCTGGACTTTGCTGGTGTAGTGGCGACTCATGGCCCAATCACGGCAGTGCAGCCTCCGAAGAAGGCAGGATCAGGCAATGGCGAGACCCCAGTAAAGTTGTGCGAGGCTTGCAACGAGCTGTGCCCGATCTCCGCCAGGAAATGCCCAGCTTGTGGCGCACCGTTCCCGGAGCCAGAAAAAAAGCCCCTGACGCTTCACGTTGACGATATCATGGGCATCGAGGGCACAGAGATGCTCGTACGGTCCTGGATCTGGCGTAAGCACACAAGCAGGGCTTCTGGTAAAGAAATGTTTGCAGTGACGTACTACGGCGCCCTGAGTGATCCTCCGGTTACCGAGTATCTGACAGTGACGCATGACGGATATGCAGGCCAGAAAGCAGTCAAAACGTTGCTAGACATGGCCAACAAATCAAGAGCCATCATCAACAGTGATGACCTTGAGGAAACTGCCAAGATCATGACCAAAGCTACGCCGCCGAGCGTGGTGGAGTATCGCAAGGAAGGCAAGTACAGCCGAATCATCAACCGGGAATGGAGGATAAATGAGTGAACCTCAAGTAGTTCAGGTGTACCGAGAAAAGATCAAAGAAGCCAAGAAGAACCTATATCCGCCCAGGTGCTGCTACACCTGCGATCACTACGCCGATCACAGCTTCTGCAACATGTTTGAAGAAAAGGTTCCCAAAGATTTTGCAGAATCAATTGACCAATGCCCGAGCTGGTTCGAGGAGGTTCCATTTTGACCAAGAACGAACAACTCAAATTTCAAAGGCTTGAGCGATTGCTTGAGGCTGAGAGGCAAAGAGCGGAAAAAGCCTGGGTGGCATACAGAGAAACTCTTTATGAACTGGTGGATATACAAATGCGCCTGGAGGGTGTACAGAAGGCACTTGATGACAAGTTTGAGGACGACAAATGAGAACAGAACACGAAGAACAACGCGAATTTGTGAAGTGGTTCCGCCAGAGCTTTCCGGCAACGCGGATCTTTGCTATCCCCAACGGTGGCGCCAGAACCATCACCACGGCAGCGAAGCTGAAGGCAGAGGGAGTGTGCAGAGGCATTCCCGATCTTTTCATTCCAGCCTGGGGGCTTTGGGTGGAGATGAAGCGGGAGAAGGGGGGAGTGTTGAGCCAAGATCAGAAGGACTGGATCAGCTACTTGGAAGCCAATCAATACCATTGCCTTGTTGCCAAGGGATGTGACGACGCGAAACAACAGATTGGTGAGTTCATCCTAGAACACCTTGACATGGAATGTGAACGCACTCACAATTGAACCCATCGCAACACACAACCCGGAGCTTCCGAAATGTGCTACATCACCAGCCAAACCAACAAATACCTCGATCAAATGGAACAAGACGAGCGCGAATATGAAGAACAATTTCAGTTTATTGCTGAATTTCGTATTGATGATGTGGCCGATGAAATGGAAAACGATACGCCAACTTTTGTTGAGGCTTGCAACAAGGTGGAGAAGGGTCTCATGACCCTGGAGGATCTTGGCCGATTGGTGATGACTGCACGAAACGACATCATTGACTCTATGATCGACTAACAGATATGGGGGTCTGAAAAGGTAAGTTCGGGTGAGCCCGACACCCCCGCCAAATCATGAATACAAAAGCCCTGAGACTTGTTAGAAAGCTGTGGAACAGCAGTTCGGTTTCACGGGATGTAAACCGGCACAATCAACGTCAGTGGGTTCGTGCTGTTCGGCAACTAGGCAAGCGGTGGCTGCTTGCGGAGACTCAAAAATGCACAGTGAAAACGTGGAAAGAACATTGCAAGAGCGTGGCCAGAAATACGGCAAGTTTTCGGGACATGCAGAGGTCTCACAAGATCTCAAGCTTGTAATCCGGACACACCTCAAGCATCGAGGCAAGATTCTTGCCTTGGACCAGCAAGAGGCCCTGGAGATGATCTGTCACAAGATCGCCAGAATCATCAACGGAGACGCTGACTACGCCGATAGTTGGCACGACATCGCAGGCTATTCAACTCTGATTGTTCAAAGACTGAAAGGGGACGATGATGAAATGTAACGGAAACTGTGATCAAGGTCGTCAATGCGATTGCGTTCCAGATTTCGAATGGAACGAACCCACCGAGATTGAAGGCATCGCATCAATGGCCGCAAGCCTGTTGATGATTGTTCTAATCATCGCCAGCATCACCGGTATCGTGATGCTTTACGTATAAAAGCCGTTCAGCTATTCGTCTACGTTGTAATCCGGGAAGGACTTTCCCGCCTGCTCGGACAAACTTCAAAAACTCGCTGGCTGCTCCAGCGTAGTCTTTTCTGAGGTGCTTTCTTCTGAGCGTTGACCGCTGAAGGGCACCGAGCCCCAGGTTGAAAGCGAAGCTAACCAGAGCATCAAATTGA